TTATCTTTAAATATGTTAAAATCTGGTTGGTGTACCATTCAATTTAATGCTTTTTTACAAGAAAAAATAGCAACACAAGTAACTAAAGGAGGTAATACAAAAGAATTTTATAATGGAGAAGGCACTTTACCTAAATCTAAAATGCAAGTAGCATTACACCCAGATGTGTCTAAATTAAAATGGAGATTTGGTAGATGGCACCATTTAGTAGACTACAGTAGATTTAAAAGGGATAATAGATTAGTGTTAAATAAAGATGTAAAAATAGAACAAGGTATTAATAATTATGGTTTAAAATTAAAAAGATTATAGTAATCAATGATTTATAAAAAATATTTAATATTTAATATTAAGTATTGAAAGGTAAATATGGCAGAAACAGGTAGACCAGAATTTGAAGCAACACCAGAAAATGAAAGAGTATGTTCATTGGGAGTAGGGTTTGGTTTAAATCATGCACAAATAGCAAAATTAGTGGGCTGTAGTCCTAAGACATTACGAAAACATTTTTCTCACGCATTAGAAACAGGCAAAGAAAGATTAATAATGTCTTTAGGTTCTAAATTATATAGCAAAGCTATGAAAGGCGATACGATATCAGCTATATTTTTAGCTAAAACAAAGGCAGGATTTACAGAAAAAGTAGAACATGAAGGTTTACCAAGTGCAATTAGCGTTAGTTTTTCACTTGATCCTCCTAAAGATATGAAAACAATAGAAGCAGAAGTAGAAAATAAAAGGATAGAATAGTGCATATAACTATTCCATACACACCTAGACCTTTACAAGCAAAACTCCATCAGAATAATAAAAGATTTAAGATTTGTGTAAGTCATAGACGTTGGGGTAAATCGGTATATGCTGTTACTGAGTTATTACGAAAAGCATTAGAAATTAAAACAGAACGTAGTGATGGAAGATATGCGTATATTGCTCCGTATTATCGGCAAGCGAAAGCGGTGGCTTGGGATTATCTTATGTATTATACTAGGGATATTCCGGGAACTAAAATTAACCAATCAGAACTAAGAGTCGATTTATTAAATGGTAGTCGTATACGATTGTATGGAGCTGGAGATGATCCAGATGCCTTGCGTGGTATATATCTTGATGGAGT